CCGACGGTGACAGAATCCTGGTCGAAAAACCCATGGTCACACTCAACGCTGCTACAGGTCGTGCCAAAGTTACACTGACCACGGCAGATCTACTGGAAGTATTGGCACAGCCGGCCAACTACAGCATTCAACGTGTTAGTGGCACGTTGACAGAAGCTGTGTTTACCAATGCACAAGCTGGAGCACGAGCCCCAGCCAACATTGTAGACAGCATTTTGCCACAGCATGTGCCCAGTGCTCCGTTGACAATTCCTACCGTTAAATTGAGTGCTCAAACCAGTTTAGATGGCACTGCCTGGGGCAGTTACAGTCCTGGTACGTATTGGATGGGCAATCCCAACGGTGGCAACTACTGGAATAGTTTTGCCAACACAGAATTTTACAGCAGTTTCATTGAACCCACCAACGCCGTTACTACCATACAAATGACCTTGATAGGATATACTGGAACAATCAAAGCTCAGGCCGCAGAAAACTATCAGAGCATTTTTTATAATGTGTCTGAATCGACCACCTACTACAATGAAACTCGTACTATCTATATGAACATTGTGGGCTGGCATCCTCTACTGCGTTTGTGTTTTAACAACAGTATATTTGCTGTGCCAACCCAGCCCGGAACTCCGGCCATTGGTTATGCAACCACCGAAAATGGTGTAGTGACCAGTGTTACTATTACCAACGGCGGTAGTGGGTATTTGGCTCCGCCACACATCAACTTCATTGGCGACGGTGCCGGTGCCACTGCTGTGGCCACAGTGTCGGACGGCATAGTTACCGGGGTCACTGTGACCAATGGTGGTTCGGGATATTGGTATTTGCCCAATGCAGGCATGGGCGCCGGCGTTTATCCAAATAATCCTAATCAAACTGGTGCTGCGGTCATAATCAGCACAGGTTATGTGGTCGACCTTCTTTATAGATAACACCAAATTAGCTTGCGGTTTGTGGACAAATCTGTTATAATCGTAGCATGATTGATGTGATTTCTTTTCTTCCCAGTAAGAGAAAACAAACAGCCAGTGGTTGGATAAGTTTCAACGCATCCTGTTGCGTTCATCGCGGTGATACACAGGACAAAAGATCGCGTGGCGGCATCAAACCCAACACAGATGGTTCTTGGAGTTATCATTGTTTCAATTGTGGATATACTGCTAGTTTTGTATTGGGTCGTAACTTGACGTTTAAAGCTCGTCGATTACTCGAGTGGATGAATGTGCCACAAGAAGAAATTGAGCGCATCAATCTTGAAAGTCTGAAACATCGATCAATTGAAGGCTTGTTAGGTGAACGTCAAGCCATTATGCAACAACTACAAAGTATCTCGTTTGAAGATAGAGATTTGCCGGCAACTACACAACCACTCAATGACTCAGCACGAGAATATTTACAGAACAGGTGCATTCCGTTAGACTATCCATTCCTATACAAAACAATGCCACGTCCTGGTGTGGTAATTCCGTTTACCTATGACAATCAAGTGGTAGGGCATACTACTAGATTTCTTGATGACCGCACACCTAGGTATATTCAAGACATACAACCTGGCTATGTGTTTGGAACAGACTTACAAAAAGCCACGTGGCAATCAACAATTGTTGTTGAAGGTGTGTTTGATGCACTCAGTATCAATGGTCTGGCTGTGTTACACGCAGAAATCAACAATGCCCAAGTTAGACTAATACGCAGTCTAGGACGCGATGTCATAGTTGTTCCAGATCAAGACGCTGCCGGCATGCGGTTGGTAGATCGTGCGTTGGAACTGGGCTGGGCAGTTAGTATGCCCGACTGGCCGGAAGGTGTTAAAGATGTAAATGATGCAGTGATTCGTTGGGGTAAACTGGCAACTTTGCTAACTATAATGCAGGCCAAAGAAACCAGTCGAATTAAAATAGAACTAAGAAAAAGATGGATATTAAAATGAAATTTTATAAAAATCTTTGGGTATTTGGTGGAAGTAATAGTGCCACTGGTACTCTAGTCGACCCAATTGATTCGTATTGGGGATTAACTGCTAACCGGCTAGGGGTTGATACCATTTATAATTTCTCCTGGGGCGGCAACAGTTTTGATAGCGTTTGTCATACTTTGATTAGTCAACAACCTAAATATAATTGGCAAGATGATTTTTTTCTGATAGGCATTCCGCCATTGGAAAGATGGACAATTTTTGATAATCATAAAGATACTGTTACTACCGCTACTAAACTTGTAACCGATAATTGGCAAGTAGAAAAATTTGAAGTGGAATCTCATCATGGATTGCAAAACATACATTTTTATGATGATAGATCTACTGTGGTATTTGAGGATCGATCTTGGACCGAAGTAATGACTATGAAAACAATCTTTTTACTCAATGCCTGGTTAGATTTTAAATCTGCAAATTATTTAATTGTAAATCAATCTAAGGATTTAGATTTAAATAATGTTTGGAAACCGTCTGAGTTTTTGTTGCCCGCATGCAGTTCTCATGAAAGAAATATATTGTTTGAAGGCGGATACTACAATGTAAATTTAAATATTAATAAACCAGCTGATTTCGATCAACACGGATGGCAAGGGCATCACGGGCCAGTTGGAAACAAATATTTTTTTGAAAAATCAATAAAACCAAAACTAGAGGAATTATTTTGTTGAAAGACTACGGACTTGAGGTCCAACGCTTATTCTTAGAGATGATGTTGCAGGACGCAGAAAGTTATGTTCGCGTTCAAAACATCTACAATCCTGAAAACTTCGATCGCAGTTTGCGTCCTGCAGCTGAGTTTATTGCCCGGCACAGCGACCAACACAAGACATTGCCCACGGTAGAACAGATCAGTGCTAGCACAGGGGTTAAACTCAACGTTATTCCAGACTTGAATGACGGACACTTTGAATGGTTTATGGACGAGTTTGAAGGCTTTACTCGTAGACAAGAACTTGAGCGAGCAATTTTAAAGAGTGCAGACCTGTTGGAAAAGGGCGAGTACGATCCTGTAGAAAAATTAATCAAAGATGCGGTACAAATATCACTTACTAAAGACATGGGCACGGATTACTTTAGTGATCCTGCGGCTCGCATTAACAAATACTTCAACTCGGGCGGACAAGTAAGCACCGGTTGGCCGCAGATGGACAAGATCCTGTATGGTGGATTTAGTCGTGGTGAACTGAACATTTTTGCAGGTGGCTCAGGATCAGGTAAAAGTTTGGTCATGATGAACATAGCATTGAGTTGGTTACAGGCCGGACTCAGTGGCGTGTATATCAGTTTAGAGCTAAGTGAAGAACTGTGTGCATTGCGAACTGATGCCATGTTGGCAGGAATGAGCACAAAAGAGATCCGTAAAGATATTGACCAAGCAACACTCAAAGTTAAATTGATTTCAAAGAAAACTGGACAATACCGTATCAAAGCATTGCCAGCGCAGAGCAACATCAATGATATTCGTAGTTACATCAAAGAAGTGCAAGTTCAAACAGGCATCAAGATAGACTTTGTCATGTGTGATTATTTGGATTTGTTGATGCCAGTCAGTGCCAAAGTCAGCCCAAATGATCTATTTGTCAAAGACAAATATGTTTCAGAAGAACTGCGTAATCTAGCCAAAGAACTCAATGTGTTGTTTGTAACAGCATCGCAGTTGAATCGATCAGCTGTGGAAGAAATTGAATTTGATCACAGTCATATTTCGGGTGGTATATCTAAAATTAATACTGCTGACAACGTGTTTGGTATCTTTACAAGTCGTGCTATGAAGGAACGTGGCAAGTATCAAATTCAATGTATGAAGTCGCGTAGTAGTACCGGTGTAGGAATGAAAATTGATTTGGACTACAACATTGAAACCATGCGTATCACAGATCCGGGTGAAGATGCTGGCCCGGTAAATTCGTTTGCCAAAGGTAACTTGTTAGACAGTATCAAAGCCAAGAGCCAAGTCAAGTCTGCTGACTCCGATGACGTAAACACATCATCAAAATGGGAACGTCCTACAGGAACTCCAGCTTGGGAACAAGAACCCAAGATAACTGCGGATGTGCAAAGTGCTAAACTAAAACAGCTATTGGGACAAATTAAACAGTCATGATAGCATTTGAAGATATTAGAAATGTTCATTTAGAAATCTCCAGTTTATGCAATGCAAGTTGCCCGTGGTGCCCTAGAACATTTTGGGGCTATCCCTATAACGGTGGATATCCAGAAGTAAATTTTACATTGGATCACGCTAAAAAAGTATTCACGCCAGACTTTTTAAAACATTTAAACAGCATTTATATCAATGGTAATTTTGGAGACATTGTAATGAATCCTGAGGGCCCTGACATTGTTGATTATTTCCTGGATCAAAATATTAATTTGGCCATTAAAATTAGCACAAATGGCGGTGCCCGAGATCAATTGTTCTGGACCAGATTAGCACAAAGCCGCGCCACAGTGCTATTTTGTATAGACGGGCTTGAAGATACGCATCATTTATATAGGCAGAATACAGTGTGGGATACTGTAATTCGCAATGCAAATACGTTCATAACAGCCGGCGGAAATGCTGTTTGGAAGATGATTAAATTTGATCATAATCAGCATCAAATCGACAAATGTCGAGAATTAAGTCAACAGTTAGGGTTTTTAGATTTTCAGTTGATCGATGAAGGTAGAAATACCGCACCGGTATTTGATCGTAATGGAACGTTAACTCATGTGTTGGGTAATTACACCGGAGAGAAAGATTTTAAAGTCTTACTCCATAAAAAAACTACAAATCAAATACTATTAGAAGATATACTTCCTGGGCGCACACCAGCAAAAATTGTAGTGTGCGAAACCAAAAGATTAGGAAGTATCTACATTTCATCTACAGGTGATGTTAGTCCGTGTTGTTGGACAGGGTTTTATCCTAAAACATACGGTGCTGGCCAATATCATGAGGCTGCAAACGCACAGATAATACCACTGATTTCTAAAAACAATGCATTAGAATATCCGTTAGAAGAATGCATTGAGTGGTTTAAGTCTGTTGAAAATAGTTGGAAATTTAACAATTATCAGCAAGGACGATTGGTAATTTGTGATGATGCATGTGGACAAAAGTAATAAATAATAAAAAGGTCCTGGCCCAAAATGCAAAAGAAAACTCGCAGTTTACTAGAAGAATTAGACTCAATGTATATCGAGCGCGATCAGCGCCATGTGATTGAAAATCGCGCCTCTAATGTAATCGCCAGCGCCATACGCCTGTTGGAGCAAATTGACGCCAGTTACACAGCTGAAGATGCTCAAAACCTACAGCGTAAACTGATCAACGCTATCAACCAGCGTGACCCAGGTAAATTTACTCGAACAGTGAGACGCACAGATGCAAATTCATGAACTAACAAGAAAGAAAAACACCCAATTAGATGAGGGTGTGGGTGATGCCATTGGTGGAGCCGCAGGAACAACTGTATCGGGCATAAAAGATATAGGCAATGCCATAGCCAGTCCGTTTAGAGATATAGCATCAGGATATCAAACTGGTCGTGCTGATCAAAGAACAGCAGCACTTGCTGACAAGTTTCAGCGAGCATGGCAACAGTATGCTATACAGTGGGCCAAGAGCAATGGTGGACAATACACAGCTCCAGGACGTGGTGT